AAGAATTTGAAATGAAGAAAGCTGCAGATTTATATTCTCGTGCTTCTACTTCAAAATCTGGTTCTCTCAATATGAGTAAATTACACACTTACTAATATAATGATGATCTGTTTGCAAAGATTACTACTTTGCCTGGCGCTACAAATCATGGTCTAGTTTTATTCCTTGATTGGTCTGGTTCAATGGCTCACAATCTCCAAGGTACTTTAAACCAACTATACAATATCATTTGGTTTTGTAATCAAGTAAAAATTCCCTTTGAGGTTTTTGCATTTTCTAATGTTTATAGTAATATTTCAAATGGCCATCAGCGTGGTACAGATAATTTTGAAAAACTTACAACTGCAAAATCTAGTGAATATAAGTTAAAAGTTAATTTATTACAATTCTTTTCAAGTAAAATGAAAAAGAATGAAATGCAAACTATGATGCACTATTTAAATATGTATGCTTCTAGGTGGGGTGGGTTTAAAGATTGGAAAGAAACTGGATACCCTTATTCAGAACATAGAGCATTTGGTTTAGGTTCAACACCACTAAATGACGCAATTGTTTGTGCAATGGACATACTTCCTATGTACAAAAAATCTACTGGTGTCCAAAAACTACATACTGTTTTCCTTACTGATGGTGCTGGAGATAGTATGGATACAGTACATCATGTAAAAGAAACTTCTGATGGTGATGTTATGAGTGAAAAATATATGTCATCTTGGTTTGATGGTACTACTGTGATTACTGACTCTGTTACAAATAAATCAGTTACTGTAAATAGTCAATCTAGAGGTGGCCAAACTGCAGCGTTACTTGAACTATTGAGAAAAAGAGTTCCAGATATGAGCATTGTAAATTTCTTTGTTGCTGGTTCTGGTAGAAGTGGTAATATCAAAAAAGGTGACTTGTATAATTATTTTGGGTATTCTGAAATTCCTGATAAAATGAAACAACTTAAAAAAGAAAACGTACTAGTAATTGAAAATGGACAAGGATTTGACCAACTTTATTTGCTCCCAGGCCTTGGTGGTGTGTCAACTGATACTGATGAATTAGATGTTGAAGTTGGTGCTAGTAAATCCCAACTGAAAAGAGCATTTGGAAAAATGACTTCGGGTAAACTAACAAGTCGCCCAGTATTAAATAACTTTATTAAAATGGTTGCTTAATAAAAAAAGTACTTGACATTGCTAACGAATCATGTTAGCATGTATATATGATGAGAAATTTTGAGAGGATTATATAATGAATTTATCACCTAGAAAACAATTGTTTGTGGATGCCGCAACTGAATTATTCGGTTCTGGCTCTACTCTTTCTAAAAAACAGATAATTGAGGCATCACAAAAAGCAGGTGTTCCAGTAGCTGGTTGGTTTAGAAAACACTATAAAGTAGGATACAATCAGTTTAAACTACCCACTAGTGGTGAGGAAACTGCTCCTACAACAATCGTAAGTACTCCATCAGAAACATCTTCTGCTGTAGTCAATTTGGTAGCAACTAATATGGAAAGACAAAATCTAGTTCCTTCAATTTTTGAAGGGTTTGTTCCTTGGGGACATTTTTCAACTATTAAACAGATTGTCAAATCTGGTTTGTTCTATCCTGTTTTTGTTACTGGTCTATCTGGTAATGGTAAAACATTGATGATTGAACAGATTCACGCTGACATGAAACAAGAACTTATTCGTGTAAACATCACTATCGAAACTGATGAAGATGATTTACTTGGTGGTTTTCGTTTAGTAAATGGTGAAACTAAGTTTGTGCCTGGCCCTGTTATTGAGGCTATGGAACGTGGTTGTACTTTACTTCTTGATGAGTGTGACCTTGGTTCTAACAAACTGATGTGTTTACAGCCTGTTCTTGAAGGTAAAGGTGTTTATCTCAAAAAAGTCAATAAATGGATTACTCCTAAACTTGGTTTTAACGTGATGGCAACTGCTAACACTAAAGGTAAAGGTTCAGAAGATGGACGTTTTATCGGAACTAATGTTTTAAACGAAGCTTTCCTTGAAAGATTTGCAATCACTATTGAACAACCATATGCTGCAGCTGCAACTGAAAAGAAAATTATTGTTGGTGCTATGAAAAAGTATGGTTCTATTGATGAAGAGTTTGCAACTAACTTAGTCACATGGGCTGAAGTTATTCGTAAAACTTTTTATGATGGTGGAGTTGATGAGGTTATCTCGACTCGAAGATTAGATCACATTGTAAAAGCATTTGCAATATTCAAAGACAAAATGAAGTCTATTGAACTTTGTGTTGCTCGTTTTGATGACGATACCAAAGAATCATTCATGGATTTATATACCAAGATTGATGCTGGTGTTGATGTCTCAGGAGAAGTATCACCAGAAGCAGAATACGAAAATGCTATGCTTGATGATAACGAACCACAGTTCTAATAAAAAAATTAAAAAAATGTGTGTAGGGGTTGTAATTTAGTGTTACAATCCTTATATATAATAGAGTGATGCCATTAAGGGTCACTCATATTAGCTCGCTTAGTAAAGGAGAAATAAAATGGTTACAGGCAAACTAAATCTATTCGACACTTTTCAACCCTACACGGTAGGTTGGGAACGACACTTTGACAGACTACATGGTCAGGTCGGACTTCAATCACAGGGTTTCCCCCCATACAATATTCGTAAAGAAGATAATTTTATCTATGCAATTGAAATGGCATTGGCTGGTTTTTCTTCAGAAGATATTGAAGTGGAATTAGCAGATGGAGTTCTATCTGTTCGTTCTATTAAAGAAAACGATACTGATGATAAAACATTACATCGTGGAATCTCATATAGGAAATTTAAAAAGTCGTTTACTCTCGCTGATGATATTGTAGTTAATTCTGCAAAACTTGAAAATGGTCTTCTTACAATCGAATGTGAACAAATTGTTCCAGAAGAAAAGAAACCAAGAACGATCAAAGTTGAATAATTAAAAAAAAGTAAAAAGGGGGTTGACAAGGCTCCCTTTTTATGTTAATATGGTTTTTATATTATGAGGAATCTTTATGGTAAATAAAGGCAATAAAAAAGTTTCACCAGAAAACAAAATAATAGAAGGCTATATGAATAAGCCATGGTGGAGAAATCAATTGCACATGATTGATTTGCCATCACCATTTGAAATGGGTGTTGTAACCGATGGTGATGATGGAACTAAACTTATCAAAAAACAAGAAAGACATTTTACTATAGAAGATTATAGTAAAATATATCAGGACGGCATTGCTGCACATGATAAAAAATTAAAAGCTGCATATGATAAACGAGTTAAAAATAGATCAGCACTAAAGAAATTGCATAAGGAAATAAATAAAAATGGCTAGACCAGTTGAAGATATTAATATTGATGGTATTGAAATAGTGCCTGAAAGTGAAACTAATCATATTGGAAAATTTGATAATTGGCGTAAAAATTACAAACGCCAAAACCCAGATGCAACTGATGAAGAAGCACAACTTTATGTTGATAATAAACGTAAACGTAAAATTAAAATAAGAAAAGACAAAGAGGTTTTTGAAACTCTTGAAAAACTACTTGAGAAAGAAAACAGGATTGATGATTTAGCTAATGAACTTTCTGAAGATAATTATTTTCACCCAATACACTTCACTCAAGCAGAAGAAGATGGTGCTATACCTGTAGATCCAAATAGTGGTAAAATTCTTATAAATATGCGTCCTCAACTTGCTGTTAATATTATGTGTGTTGATTTTCCATTAGACATTATTGATGAATTAAATGATCATATTGATAATACAATCATTCCAAATAATGAAGACTTTTCTGACAAACTAATTGGTCAAATTAAACGTGACAAGAAATCAGCACAGTTAAGATTTCCACATAAAAAAGATGAAGATGAAACTGGAAAAATGTTTTCTGATGTTTTGGAAGGTCTTGCTAAACAATATATTAAGCAAACACTGGATACAGACTGTGTGTCTGAAGTAAATGATATGTGGACTATTCATAGCTATGAAGGTGATTACAATCCTTTACATGATCATGGATCAAAGACTCCTATTGGATTATCCTGTATTCTTTATTTGAAAGTACCAGAACAAATTGAAGCTCTTGAACCTGTAGATAGTTTGAATAATTCATCTGGTGCTGTTGATGGATTTACATATCTTCAATGGGGTACAAATGGTATGCGTGATGTTAATATGCTTCGACCAAAGACTGATGAATATATTAAACCAGTAGTAGGAACTTTAATTATGTTCCCATCATGGTTGCGTCATAGTGTGAACCCATTCTTTGGTGAGGGTGAACGTAGGACATTTTCTGCCAATATTAATATTTATGATAATGAAGGAAATAAATGAAATACAAATATAATGAAGAAGCGACTTTAAAAGAATTAAAGGCTTACATTGATTCTACTTATGATGCTCACTATAGCAAGGACAAGTTTCAAGCTACAGAGTTCATCATAGATGGTGGTCATGGAGAAGGTTTCTGTATCGGTAATATACTCAAGTATGCACAACGATATGGAAAAAAGAACGGCAAGGATAGAAAAGACTTGCTTAAGGTAATACATTATGGTATAATAGCATTATACGTCAATCAATTGGAGAATCAATATAATGAAACTGAGTAACTACACAACTTCTGTACTAAAGAATTTTGCAACAATTAATCAAAATCTAGTAATCAAAGAAGGCAATACAATCACAACTATGTCAGCAATGAAAAACATTATTGCAAAGGCTGAAGTTGAAGAAACATTTCCACAGGAAGTTGCAATCTATGACTTGAATGAGTTTCTAGCTGCTATGTCTCTGTTTACAAATCCTATATTGGATTTTTCAGAAAATCATGTAATGATTAAAGAAGAAAATAATACATCAAACTCTTTGAAGTATTTTTATTCTGACCCATCAGTTGTTACTAGTCCTAGTAAAATGATTACTATGCCTTCTAATGAAGTTAAGTTTACAATGAGTAATGAAGACTTATCTAAACTAAAGAGAGCAGCTGGTGTAATCGGTGCTCCAGATATGGTTCTAGAAAAGAATGGTGTTGGTTCATCTCTTACTGTTAGAGACAAGAAAAATGACACTGCAAATAATTATTCTCTTGATGTTGAAACACAAGGTGGTGGTGAGTTTAATTTCTTTTTTAAAGTTGAAAACATGAAACTTCTTGATGGAACATATGATGTAGAAATATCATCTAAGAATATCAGTCATTACAAGAACAAAAGTTCTGAAATAGAATATTGGATTGCTCTTGAACCCGAATCAACTTACACAGTTTAATTTAGGAATTTTATATTATGGAAACTTTTTTATGGGTGGAGAAATATCGCCCAACCAATATTGCTGACTGCATACTACCAAACGAACTAAAGAAAACTTTTAGTCTATTCGTTCAAGATGGTCATATACCAAATTTAATTTTATCAGGTGGGCCAGGTGTGGGCAAAACCACAGTTGCAAAGGCCATGCTTGATGAAATTGGTGCAACGTGGATGATTATCAATGGTTCAGAAGAATCTGGTATTGATGTCCTTAGAACTAAGATTAAGAACTTTGCTTCTACTGTTTCACTTGAAGGTGGACGCAAGTATATCATTCTAGATGAAGCAGACTATCTAAACGCACAATCTACGCAACCAGCCTTGCGTGGGTTTATGGAAGAATTTCACAAGAACTGTGGATTTATTCTAACCTGTAACTATAAGAATAGATTAATACCACCACTACATTCACGTTGTAGTGTAATAGATTTTGTTATTCCTAATAATGAAAAACCCAAACTTGCAAGTAATTTTTTCTCACGAATACAAGAAATTCTTGGTCAAGAAAATATACAATTCGAGTCAAAGGCTGTAGCTGAATTATTAAACAAACACTTTCCAGATTGGAGAAGAGTTCTAAACGAGCTTCAAAGATATTCAGTATCAGGTAAAATAGATGCTGGTGTATTAGTAAATATGTCTCAAGCAAATATTGGCGAACTTATGCAATCTCTCAAAGAAAAGGAGTTTACTAATGTTCGTAAGTGGATTGTTAATAATCTTGATAACGACCCTGTTCGTATTTTTCGTAGGGTTTACGATAGTCTCTATGATCATCTTGATGCTTCTACTATTCCTCATGCTGTTGTTATTATAGCAGAGTATCAACATAAAGCAGCCTTTGTGTCAGACCATGAAATTAATCTTCTTGCTTGTATGACAGAGTTAATGGGTCAAGTGAAGTTTAAATGAGTTATGAACTGAAAGACTACTTAAATGCAATAAACCATGAGAAAACACCTCTCATGGACACCGATGATGAAGTGTGGGAAAAGAAATATTCTCCCTTTATCATCAACAAGTGTTTGGCTCCATTTCCAGACACTATTCACCTCGTCAACGAAATGAACTTGCACAACCACCTAGATAGTAAGTTACAATTTGATTTTTTACTAAATACTGTAAGAACAAGGAAAAGATATACTCCTTGGATGAAGGCGAGTAAAACAAAGAATCTAGAGTATGTTAAAGAGTATTATGGTTATAACAATGAAAAAGCAAGGTCAGCTCTTAAACTACTTAGTGATGAACAGATAAAGACTATTAAAAGTAGTTTGGATAAAGGTGGAAGAAATGGAAAACATTAATTGGACACAGGAGCATAT